AATCATAAAATCTACCATAATATCCTATATCTACAACATCTGTACTATTGTTATCGTTAGCAACCTCAAACAATGGGTCTTTAGCCGATATTGATTGAGTGTTTACATAAGTTGCAGTACCATTGATAGTTAAGTTACCACTTACAACTAAGTTGTTTGGCATTGTAACGTCATTAGTAAATGCAAGAGTTGTTGTATTTGCAACAGTTGTAGCTGTAATCTGATTAGTAGTTCCGTTGATTGTTGTAATACCTAAGTCAGTCCAAGTAGCCGTAACTACGTTTGCATCTTGCTGAGTTAAAGATAAGGTTTTAGTACCAGTACCACTTACTGCAGCAGATACGATAGAACGATTGTAAGCTATATCGTATTGACCTAATTTAACGGTAGTAGGAATAGCATAACCAGCAGTTAAGCTAAATACACCACTATTATTAGCGTAAGATAAGCCAGTAGCAGATGATGATAATGCAAGTCTTGCACGAGTATCTGTATAGTATAAATTTGAGCCTTCTGCTAAATCTGTTGTAGACTTTGCAGCTAAAGCACTATTGAATCTTGCTTGTGTATAGTAAAGGTTAGCTCCTTCAGCTAAATTGGTTGTGCTCTTATTGCTAAAAGCAGTATCAAATCTTGCTTGAGTGTAATATAAGTTTGTACCCTCTGCTAAGTTAGTTGTGCTTGATGCAGCTAAATTAGTTGCAAAATTAGAGTTACCTCTTGCGTTAGTAAAGTACAAGTTTGTACCTTCTGGCAAGTTAGTAGTTGTTTTAGTTGCAAAGTTAGTTGCAAAGTTTGCGTTACCTCTTGCTTCTGTAAAATAAAGATTTGCTCCTTCTGCCAAGTTCGTTGTGCTCTTAGCAGCGAAAGCTGAATCAAATCTACCTTGAGTATAGTATAAGTTACTTCCTTCGGCAATATTGGTTGTAGTACCAGCTACGTTTTCCCATAATGCTGTAGATGAATTGTATTTTAATATGTTGTTATTAGCAACACTTGTTATTTTAACGTCATGTAATTCTGAAAGGTCAGAACCATTATCCACCTTAACATAAATCTTACCTTGCGTTTTATGAGCATAAACTACAAAACCTAAGACAACTACTTGTTGTGGTGCTATAGGCTTTACCTTAGTAACCGCACCAGCTATTGTAGGAGATAAATAAAGAACATCTCCATCTACCCAAACCTCAGTCTGTAAATCTCCAGTAGTATCTATTTGTCTAACCAATCCAGAAGTTGTTATAAATCCTTCTTGGTTATTAGCAATAGTCTCAGTAACTAAACCTAAAGTATCTTTTGAGTTAGCATTATTATTGCCTTGTGCTAATAATACAGCTAATCTTTGTCCTTGAGCAGAACCAATCCTAACTGCTTGATAAGCAGCCTCTGTTAATGAAGCACCCGTATTGTTTACTACTCTTATTACCTGCTCTTGACCCACTTGTAATACTACATTACCGCCCATTAATCCAATATCCATTGTTCCATCAGTAGCATTCCACTTTAACTTACCAACAGCACTTGCTTCATTAGCTCCAGTGTTAAGTTGTAAGAAATCACCTTGAACACCACCATCTGCAGTTGCAATAGTGATAGTAGGAGTTAAAGTTCTTGCACCGTCATTATAAGCCCAAGTAATACCAGTACCGTTTTGTATCAAACTTGCTACTGTATCATCAATTAAATCTTGTATTTGAATACCACCACCAGTAATGATTAAATCACCAGTTATAGTCAAATCTCCATGAACTGTAGCTGCAACTGTAGAAAGCGATAAAGCGGTATTAACACCAGCTCCATCTTGTACTCTTTGGGCACTACCACTTACGCCAACATTGTTAGCACCTATCTGTAATACTTGTCTATATGTATTCTTTACCGCTTTACCTTGAAGAGTAGCCATTATATTTTAATTTTTTTTATTTTACTAACCATTTTATATAGTTCTTCCGAAGCCGACAAGAATAAGAATGGTCTATGGGGCAAATTTACTAAATTTCCATTACTCCGTTTAAAACTTAGTGCATAGCCCTCAAGTTGATTCATATTTAGGTTTCTATACACTGGAATCTGAAAATCATTACCAGTACCAAACTCTACAAAAGGAGAGTAATTAGACCTTCTTCCCATAGTACCACGAGAACCAACTCTTGCTCCTGCGTTCATTGTATAAGGCGTACTATAAATAGAAGCCTTTAATTGACCAGTTTTTCCTAATGGTGCCCTTGCTCTTGCATTATTCTCTATAGCTATTACAGATTCATTAATAATCTTCTGTATTTGTTGAGTAATTACATTAGGTGCTTCTTTTAACCTTTTTGATAGGTTAGTAACACTACTTGTTTTATTTATAGTAAATGACATTATACTGTCTCCCAAGTTTTACTAATGTTCTCCCAGAATGCTGTAATACTATCCCAAGTATCAACTCTCTTTAATGTAGCACAAGTGATTCTCAAGTAATTATGAACATCTAACTCATCTATTACGCTGCTAATCAAGTAGATATTACCATCATAAGCTATTGTAAGGTCATTAGAGATAGAGATACTTTGAGCATCCCTTATTCTAAAAACTATGCTATCTGATAAAGAATCTTTACCAGCTATGTTTGTTTTATTCTGATTCTCTCTAAATATCTCAGCCCAACAAGTATAGTAATCAACATCTGTTAAGATTTGACCACCAGCACCATCTGACTGTTCAGTCTTAGATTGGAAAGTAATCCTATTTTTTAGTTTACTTATCATTATAATATTATGCTTACTCGTTTAAAAGGCTTCATTAATTCGTATGCAGATGCTATGTTAGCATTTGGCTTACTATCTTCTACAGATGATTCTCTGTAATCATACAAGTCAGCAAGTATCTTATACAAAGCTGTTTTCATTACTGCAGGAGTAGTAGCATAACCACAAGTATAAGTAAACCTAAACTCCATGTGACTAAAAGAAGTCATATATAGCTTTTTATAAGTTGTACCTAAAATATTATACTGAGGTATTGTAATTTCTTCCCAAGCATTATTATCCCAATATTCAACCTTAGTGATATTGTTAAGTGGTGCGTATGGTAGTTCTATAAACTCATCTACATAAGCTACAACTTGTAAAGTACGAGCTGTCATAGCCACACCAGCATATTTCTCTAATCTAACCCTTGCTGCAACTATTAAAGAGCTAATTAAGTCGTTATCATCATCAAAGTCAACCTTTAGATAGTTCTTGGCTTCAGACAATGTTATTGGTTCCGAAGCTGGTTCTACTGTGGTTGTGACATCCCTTATAATCTGCATATACCATTATTTTTACAAAAATAACTAAAGTTTGTCATACCTCCATTTGAAGCCACCTGCAGTCTTTAATTTGCCTAAAGCAGCATCACCAATGTTACTTATGCCTAATTGTCTTTTTGCTTCGCTACAGCTTCTATATTCGGCAACGTATGTTAAATCATAAGTATATTGATATACTCTTCTTGCTTTACCGCTATTAAGGCTTTGCTTTGTTTTAGTTTCTTGAGTTGATTTTGGTCTAAATTTACCTTTTTGGTTTTGTGGCAACTTAGCTATATGTTCGGAACTTTTCTTTTTACCTTTAGCCATTTCTGACATTCTTTTTTTAGTCTCTTCAGAATGTTTTCTTCCAATCCAAAATGTAGCTAATCTATGTTTTTCTGATTCTGATAAGATTCTTTTCTTTCTTGATTCAGATAACTTAGACTTTAATTCATCGCTTAAATAACCGCTTTTATCATTAGTAGCAGTTAATCTACAATTTAGACCATTCTCACCAATAACATCATAAAAGTCTTGCCAATATCTTTCTCTTTCATTAAGAATTTCTACTGAACATTGTTCAATAAGCACAATAGAATGTGCGTCATAACCATACTTCTGCAATGAATTGTGAATCCTTATTTGATAAGGCTTTGCACCATTCTTGTAGTAATTCTTTCTCTTAGTAAAATTGGTAGTTTGACCAATGTAAACTTTGCCACTTGGGCTTG